GGAAAGAGGGCGGGGGAAACCCCGCCGTAATTCATGGCAAAAATCAGATATCTGCAACGTACCCATGATTCGGTTCCGGGAGACGTAAAATCCGTGGACGATCGGTGCGCAAGGGTGCTGGTGCTGCTTGGCAGGGCCGAATATTTCACCGGCGCGCGTACTGGTGGCAAAAAGAACAAGCGAAAAGCGGAGAACGGCTAATGTGGAATCCTTTCCGGAGAAAACAGGGAAACGAAAAAGCCCTGCAGCAGCCTGTCAGCCGTGGCGGCTGGACGCCATTATTCGGTTTTATGCGTGAGCCATTCGCCGGGGCATGGCAGCGTAACCTTGAAATCAATCAGGACACCGTTCTTTCTTATTATGCTGTGTTCGCCTGCATCTCACTGATTGCGAGTGATATCGCCAAGATGCCGCCACGGCTGATGCGTCGTGACTCAAAAGGGGTCATGCAGGAGGTCAAAACAGGGGATGTTCCGGCACTGTACAAAAGGCCAAATGCCTTTCAGAACAGGATTCAGTTTTTTGAACACTGGCTGAACTCGAAGTTATGCCACGGAAATACGGTGGCGTTAAAAATACGCAATAACGCCGGAAAAATTACCGAACTCAGGCTGCTTGACTGGAACAAGGTTACTCCGCTGGTGGCGGATGATGGTTCTGTCTTCTACCAGATAAACCCTGACAATATGGCCGGAATTGAATCGTCGGTTACAGTCCCGGCGCGGGAAGTAATACACGATCGCTTCAACTGCCTTTTCCATCCGCTCATCGGTTTGTCTCCCATTTACGCTGCTGGTCTGGCGGCAATGCAGGGTCATCACATTCAGGAAAACTCGGCCTTTTTTTTCCGCAACGGCGGTAAGCCGAGCGGCGTGATTGAAGTGCCCGGTTCCCTGACTGAAGAGAACGCCAGAAAAATTAAAGACAACTGGGACTCCGGCTATTCCGGTGAGAATGCAGGAAAAACCGCCATTCTGAGCAATGGCGCGAAGTATAACCCGACAACGGTATCGGCCGTTGATGCGCAGACAGTTGAGCAGTTAAGCATGACGGCGCAGATCATTTGCTCTGTGTTTCATATCCCGGCTTATAAAGTCGGTATTGGCGATCTTCCCTCTCATGACAATATCGAGGCTCAGGATCAGCAGTATTACTCACAGTGTCTTCAGTCGCTCATTGAGTCGATAGAGCTGCTGCTGGATGAGGCCTTCGGGCTTGAAGGGGATTCCGGTACTGAATTTGATGTGAATGCGCTGCTGCGTATGGACAGCGAACGCCGTATCAAATCACTCGGCGAGGGTGTGAAAAATACCATTCTGACGCCAAATGAGGCGCGACGGAGTGAAAACCTTCCGCCCTTACCCGGTGGCGATGCACTGTATCTTCAGCAGCAGAACTTCAGTCTTGAAGCGCTGGCGCGGCGTGATGCTTCTGATGATCCGTTTGCCAAATCCGGCGCCGGCAGCCGTACCACATCTGACGATGCGAACGGGAAATCCATGTCGGAATCTGAACTGACAGCGGCAAAAGCCATGCTGAGAGGATTGTTAACCAAATGAATGAACGTGAACTTTCCCTTATCAGGGCTCTTGGGGAGGAATTTTCCCTTGCGCTTGGCGAGCTTCGTGAGTCTTTCAGAAAAAGCCTCAGTGACTATCAGCAGACAACGGAAGAGCACCTGACCAGGCTCTCTCTTGAGGTTGCGTCCCTGAAGGATACCCCGGCACCTGACTTTACCACGCTGCTGGCTGATGCAGTGGCATCCCTTCCGGTTCCTGAGGCTCCTGAATTGCCGGATATTGGCGCTATGGTCAGCGAGGCGGTGGCCGCCATGCCTGTACCGCAGGACGGTAAAAGCGTGACGGTGGAGGAGATTCGCCCTGTTCTGGAGGAACTGGTCAGCAAGGCAGTTGCTGAAATACCCGTGCCGAAAGACGGCAAAGACTACGATCCAGCGATACTCAGGCAGGCCGTTGACGATGCCGTCAGTGAAGCCGTAGCGGAAATTCCCGCACCGCAGGACGGTAAAAGCGTGACGGTGGAGGACGTCAGGCCGGTGTTGCAGGAACTCATTACGGCTGCGATGCCGGAAATTCCTGATGTTAAATCTCTCGTCAGCGAAGCGGTTGCCGATCTTCCCGCGCCGGAACCGGGTAAAAACGGTGAAGACGGTCGCGATGCCCTTGCGCTGGAATTATTGCCTTTTATTGATGAGTCAAAAAGTTATCCCCGTGGTTCCTATGCCACCCATAACGGCGGGCTCTGGCGGGCCTATGAGAAAACTCACGGCATGCGTGGCTGGGAATGCGTTGTTGATGGTATTGCTGGTGTTGAAGTCAGCATGGAAGGGATGCGCAACTTCACTGTCACCGTTAACCGCTCCAGTGGCGCCATTGAGAAAAAAGCTTTCGATGTGCCGGTTATGGTGTACCGGGGCGTATTCAAATCTGGCGATGAATATCTGCCTGGTGACACGGTGACGTGGGGCGGTTCTCTCTGGCACTGTGACGAACAGACACAGGATAAGCCAGGTGAAACAGGCTCTAAAGGCTGGACGCTGGCCGCCAAGCGCGGTCGTGATGGGAGGGATAAAACGTGATTGAGCTTGTCACTCTGAAGGAGATCAAGGAGCACCTGCACATTGATCATGATGCTGACGACGGACCGCTTAAGGAAAAAATACAGGAAGCCAGCTCGGTGTTACTGGCTTTTATACAGGGAAGCCGGGACAAGGTCGTTGATGAGACAGGAAAGTTAATAGAAGGTGAAGCGCTAAGCCGGATGAAGTCCGCCACGATGCGTCTGGTGGGCATGCTGTACCGAAACCCTGATCTGGCTGACAAGGAAGATTTACTTCATGGAGAGCTTCCATTTTCTGTGTCGTTTTTAATTCATGACCTCCGTTGCCCAACCATTGTCTGAGGCGAAAAAAAAATGGCGATCTCAGCAGGAAAGCTTATACAGGTTATTTCTATACAAAACCCTGTTTATAGTCGGAGTCCATCAGGCCAACCCATTGAAACATGGGAGGATAAAGGTTCTATTCGTGCGGATGTCAGGGGAAGAAGCGGACGGGAGAAAATGTTATCTGGCGCCGAAACTGCCCAGGCAGATATAAGAATATGGGTTAGGGGGAAGTCAGGGGCGAATATAACCGCCGCCTCCAGAGTCACAGTGTTAAGTGGGCCCTACAAAGGAAAAACCCTTAATGTTATCGGCCCTCCTATTCCAGATGAAAACGGGGATCGACTTGAGGTCTTGTGCAAACTGGGGGCTGAAAAGTGATTGATATTAATCTTGATTTTTCCGGGCTTGAAGACATTTCCCGCGATCTGGAATTGCTCAGCCGCGCTGAGAATAACAAGGTTCTGCGCGATGCCACTCGCGCCGGAGCCGAGGTGTTGAAAGAGGAAGTTGTTGCCAGAGCACCGGAGCGAACCGGGAAACTGAAAAAAAACGTTGTTGTGCTGACGCAACGTTCACGGAGACGGGGAGAAATCTCTTCCGGCGTTCATATTCGTGGTCGAAATATGCGAACCGGAAACAGCGATAACTCGATGAAGTCCAGCGACAGACGAAATGCTTTCTACTGGCGATTTGTCGAGATAGGGACGATTAACATGCCGCCACATCCTTTTGTTCGTTCCGCTTTTGACACCAAAGAGGAACTGGCGGCACAGGTTGCTTTGAAACGAATGAATCAGGCTATCGATGAGGTATTGAGCAAATGACGGAAGATGACATTTCCCCTTTGCTGGAACATCTCGCCGGAGGGCAGGTTTATCCTTACGTTGCACCTTTAACCAGCAATGGGGAACCATCCCTTACGCCGCCGTGGGTGGTTTTTTCCATTATTTCTGACGTGTCCTCTGATGTTTTATGTGGGCAGGCTGAGTCCCGTGTTTCTGTCCAGATTGATGTTTATTCGCTGGATATTATAGAGGCACGCACCATTAGGGATATGGCATTGCAGGCTGTTATGCCTCTTAATCCAGCTAATGTATCCAAAATCCCTGGCTATGAACCAGAAAATCGTTATTACCGAGCCTCGCTAGAATTTCAGGTCGTCGCCTGATTCATCAGTAACCATACAGACCCGCTCCGGCGGGTTTCTTTTTATCCAGGAGACAGTTATGTCCTCACTTTATGAAAAATCTCAGGGCACAAAGATTCAGATTACCTCTGCCCCTGTAACGTCAGAGACTGTCGACGATGCAACCTTTCTTGACCTCCATTGCACGATCAAAGAAGTGCAATTTACTGGTGGGCAAAAGCAGGACATCGACGTTACGACTCTGTGCTCTACTGAGCAGGAAAACATCAATGGACTGGGCGCGCAGTCAGAAATTTCACTATCGGGTAATTTCTACTCCAACCCGGCGCAGGATGCTCTGCGTGAAGCATACGACAACGACACCACATACGGTTTCAAAATCATTTTCCCTTCTGGGATCGGCTTCCAGTTCCTGGCTGAAGTTCGCCAGCACACCTGGTCATCCGGTACAAACAGCGTTGTGGCTGCAACTTTCTCGCTGCGGCTGAAGGGAAAACCAACAAAAATTGATCCTGGCTCTTAAGGAGTAACCGATGAAATCAATCAAGGAACTTGCGCTGGCTAAAATGTCAGGATTTAGACATAAAATCATTCCTGTTCCAGAGTGGGGCGGGGTGAAAGTGGTCCTGCGTGAACCTTCTGGCGAAGGCTGGCTGCGTTGGCAGGAAATTGCAAAAGCCGGTACCGATGAAGAGGAAGTATCAGTATCTGAAAAGGCACACCGTAGCTTGTGTGCTGACGTTGCTCTGTTCATTGACGTGCTGTGTGATGCTGATAAGCAGCCGGTTTTCAGTCAGGAAGATGAAGAGCAGGTTCGTGAAATTTACGGCCCTGTTCATTCTCGCCTGCTGAAACAGGCACTTGATCTCATCACATCAGCGGAAGATGCAAAGGCAAAGTAGCCGCCCCCGGAGTAAGGTTTCTGATGGCGCTCGCGCTCCGGATGGGGCGCACGCTCTCGGAACTCAGGCAGAGCATGACGGCCAGCGAGTTGCTTATGTGGATCGAGTTCGACAGACAAAGTCCTGTTGGTGATATTCGCGCTGATATACAGGCTGCGCAAATTGTGTCTGCAATTTATGGTTCACAAGGTGGAAAGGTACCGCTGGACGATGCAATTTTGCGCTGGGGGAGTGATGAACAGAATGAAGGAAAGGACCCGTTTGCAAACCTTGAGGCTGCATTAACCGCAGTAACCCAGTGACATTATAATCATTCCACATTAATATTTATTGCCTTCTAAATATGGAATAGGGATATGAATAAATTACTTCTGGTTGTTGCTATCGCTCTATTATCTGGATGTTCTACGCAGCCCGTTTCTACAGAACAAGCAAGAAGTGTTTCTGCTGACAGAATTTGGGATAAAAAAATCGTTAAAAATTCTGCTGATACCGGGACAGTTATCGTCAAAAGAGATTCCGGACTAATGGGTAGTGCGTGCCTTATCAGTATTTATATTGATGGCAATCCAATTGCAGATATTGATTCAAGGGAAAAAGTGACCTTCTACCCAAATCCAGGTCGGCATGTTTTAAGTGCAACACCTCATGGCTGGTGTGCTGGTGGCATGGTTGAGGTGGGGGCTGAAGTAGTAAAAGATAAGGTATTAATATACCGGGTTGGATACGGGGCTAACGGCGATTTCAGATTCTCACCTACAGCTTTTTAAGTAAACTCTCGAATTAAAGACACCCGCCTAAAAAGGCGGGTTTTTTATTGGGTGAAATATGGCGACTCTCCGCGAACTTATTATTAAAATTTCGGCTAACTCTCAGTCTTTCCAGACGGAGATCGCGCGGGCATCTCGTACGGGGCAGGATTATTACCGCACTATGCAGAATGGCGGTCGCCAGGCTGCGGCAGCATCGAGAGAGACACAGAAGGCGCTTGCCGAGGTAACCAGTCAACTTAATTCAGCAAAAGCCTCTGCTATGGGGCTGGCTGGTGCTTTTGCAGGCGCATATGCCACTGGCCACCTGATTTCTCTGGCGGATGAATGGAGTTCAGTTAATGCCAGGTTAAAGCAAGCATCGCAATCGACTGATGATTTTAAAGAATCACAGCGTGCACTGATGGATATCAGCCAGCGAACCGGCACTGCATTTTCAGATAACGCCAGCCTGTTTGCTCGTTCGGCGGCTTCTATGCGCGAATATGGTTACAGTTCAGAAGAGGTTCTGAAAGTAACCGAAGCTATTTCAACAGGACTTAAGCTGTCTGGTGCCAGCACATCTGAAGCCAGTTCAGTAATCACCCAGTTCAGCCAGGCGCTGGCGCAAGGCGTCCTTCGTGGAGAAGAGTTTAACTCTGTCAATGAAAATGGCGATCGTGTAATACGCGCCCTTGCCTCTGGAATGGGAGTAGCCAGGAAAGACCTTAAAGCGATGGCTGATCAGGGACAATTAACCGCTGACAAGGTGGTGCCTGCTCTAATCAGCCAGCTTGGATCACTTCGCGAAGAATACAGTGCTATGCCGCAGACAGTGGCGGCAGCATCAACAAAAATTGAAAATGCCTTCATGGCATGGGTTGGCGGTGCTAATGAAGCGACCGGCGCGACAAGCGCACTGACCGGTGTTCTCAATACCATTTCAGATAATATTAACACTGTAGCTGCTGCCGCTGGTGCTCTGGCCGCTATTGGCGGTGCAAGGTTTCTTGGTGGTATGTTCGGCGATCTCAGTGGGCAAACAGCACAACTGATTGATGCACGTAAAAATGAGATTGCACTGGCTGGCGCCCCCGCCCGTTCAGCAACAAAATCCCAGC